AGGTTCAGAAGTAGAACAAAGAGTAGAGAGTTCGAAACTCAAGTAAAAGTTCCAGATAACTTTGCAGTAGTAAGACAAGACAAAATGAAATCACTTGGTGTTGTTGGTAAAAGATATACACCAATACAAAACCAAGAAGCATTTCAGTTTATGGATAACATCGTGGACAGTGGAGAAGCGAAGTATGAAATAGCTGGAGAGCTCAATGAAGGAAAGCTCATCTATATCATGATGAATGTAGATAAAGCTTTAGACATTGAGAAAGATACTATCTTGCCTTATATGCTGTTGACTAACTCACACAATGGGAGCTCTTCACTACAAGTGATGATGTTACCAGTGAGATTGTCATGTTCTAATATGATTAGATACAACATGGCAGGAGATTATGAGAGAAGCTTTAGAGTTTCTCATACTAAATCTGCAACAGCAAAAATAAATGATGCAAGACTTGCATTAGGTATTGCTGAAAGATTCTTCGATGAGTTTGCTAAAGATGTAAACTTGTTAGTAGAACAGGAAATTGACAATGCTAAATTTTGGACAATGGTAAAATCAATAGTTCCAGAGCCAGTAGAACTTGAGAAGGGAGCTACTGAAGATGAAAAGAAAACTTACGAAAGACAAATGGTTAATCGTGAGAGAGTATTTTCTCGCATTGGAGATTACTGGAGTAAAGAAGTCGATTACTTTGGAGCAAACAAATGGACTGCTCTGAATGCTGTTAACTCTTATGAGCTATGGTCTAAGCCAACTGGTAAAGATGACAGAGCTCGTTTAGAGAGACAAGCTACTTCTATTCTTAAAGAAGATAGTAAGTTAACTTCTCTTGCTCGTAAAGAATTGGAGAAAGTATAAATGAGTATTACTGACATAAAGCTTATGTCGGTTAAAGAGATTGCACAGTTGTTGGGTCAAGACCGAGCAACTGTTGCAACTTGGAAACATCAAAATAGATTACCTAAACCAGAATGGTTAGTATCTGGTGGTATTCCTATTTGGACAGAAGCTACAATAAAAGATTGGGCAAAGTCTGATGACTTCGTTCAAGCTAGAATAAACAAAAGAGCTCAAACTCGTTTGAGTAAATAGAAGGGAGACACTATGTCAAGAACGACACATTGGTTTCGTGGAGAAGAAGTTCCAGATTATGTGAAATCAAAACACGACATGGTATCTTGGGCTTTAATAAGACACAGAGAAGGAGAGCCAATTTCAAATGGAGAGTTTATTTATGAGATGAACTATTCAAGATTTGGCTCATCTATCTGCAATCTTAGAAAGGAAGGTTGGGAGATAACAACTCTACCAGCTAAGAAGAAGGGATTAGTTTATTACTATCTCACAGAGCTCCCACACGAGAAGCCCATAGAGACTAAACAATTAGAATTGGTTGTCGATAATGAATAGACACCAAAGAAGAAAACAAAAATCCAAAGCGAAAGGTCGATGGAGTTATGAGTACCCAAGACCATTCACTAGGAAGAAAGGATAACAATGAGTAAAGACAAATTAATAGTAAGTCAAGTTGCTTTTAAAGGAGCAATAGATTTAGCTGTTGCTGGAAAGATTGGTATGGAACATATCATGCCTACCACTAAGAAATTCGCAGATGATATTTGGGAAGCTTATGGAACTACTGAGAGTAGTTTTAATAGTAGTTCATTTAATAGTTCATCTGGTGGGTCTAGTGGTGGACAAGCTTCGGACAAACAGATTAGCTTTATTAAGAAGTTAATTAAGGAAGTTCCTAAGTTTGTTGCTGACCCAGCTCAAGCTAAGCTAGATGCTGGTTTAACTGGATTGGAAGCTTCTGCTGTTATTAAACTTCTTTTAATAGAAAAAGAAGCAAATCAACCGAAGCCAAAAGACCCAGACAACGACAACGAAGCACCATTTTAAATGGTTGACTACATCGAATCAGATGTATATTTCAGTATTGTGCCAGAGTGGGTCATTGATGCACCCATTTCGGCACAAGCTGTTAGAGTTTATGCTCTTCTATGTCGCTATGCAGATAAAGAAGATGGAACTTGCTTTCCAAGTCATAAGACTTTAGCAAACAGAATCAATGTATCAGATTCAACAATTAAAAGAGCAATCGTAGAACTGAAAAAGATTGGAGCTATTAAATCACAAAAGAGATTTGATAAATCCACTGGAGAACAAACTTCAAATCTATATACAGTTTTAAGATTGAGTTCGGTCATATATGATGACCCCCAAGTCAAAGATGCCCTACCAGCTAGGTCATCAGAGACATACAAACCAGAGTCAATTAACCAAAGTAATATATTGGAAGATAGAAAAAAACTATGGAGAGCTCTCACTGAAGCTATTGGATATGAGCCAACCACTCAAGTAGAAAGAGCAGGTTGGAATAAATGTATCAAACAACTTCGTGAAGCAGAAGTATCAGCAGAAGATATTCCTAATAGGGTGGAGACTTACAAAAAGCTATTCGTAGGAATGACACTAACTCCCTATGCTTTGGTAAAGCACTGGTCATTACTTTCTGATGTAGAAGATAAAAAACCTAAACCATATAACTGTGAAGAGAAGGGTCATCACTTTATTGATTTAGATGTAATTTTTCAATGTAGATATTGTAAAATAGAAGAAAGTAAAGATGCAAGTGGAGTGAATAAATAGAATTAGCTCCATTAACAAAGAGAGACTAACAAAGGTTGAGAATAGAGTCAAAGGAGAACTTTGAACTGGCGTTGATACTCCTTTCGGTCAACACAAGTTGATTTATTGGTTGCCATGTTTAACACTCAACCTAGTCTCCAAGAATAATTATTCTTCTTCTAACTCTTCATCTAAATCATCTAGTAAAGGATTATCAAACCAAAACATTTTTTCAGCTTCCTTAATCTTCATCAATGCTCCTTACTAGAACAAAACTACTATGGACTTCATTGTCTTCATAAAAATTTTTGCAACCATTACACCAATATTGAGATTGTTTGTTATCCCATATCAATTCTGATTTACAAATACATTTAAAAGATGGATTCAACAAATAGAACATTATTCTTCTTCGTACATTTCTAAATGAACAAAACCAGTTCTATATAAATTAAGATGTGGGTACATTTCAATATCGTTCTTTGCATACTTTAAAGCTTCTTCCACATCTTTAACTAAATAAGTTCTTTGCCCAGAGAATCCAACTCTAATTTTTTTCATTCTTCTTCTGCCACAACCCAATCAAATTTCATTTCAAGTTTTTTAGCTCTTAACTTTTTAATAGAATTTTCTATTGCAGTCTTTTGTTGTCTCCATTGTAAGTGTTCTTGAGATTGATTTAACTTTGATGGCTCAAGAAGGCACATACCAAAATGAGTAGTCTCTAATTCTCTTAATTGTATTTCAACAACTTTTCTTTTTTCTTTATCTGTTACATATTCGTATGTAAAATCTAATTTCTTCACTTATTTTCCTTCCAACAATTTTTGCTTGAGTTCCAATGATACCACCCATCGTTATATACCAACCAACTTGCTACTGCTGTTGAGACTCTTGGGTCAGTTCTTGGACTACTAATTCTTAACTTAGGTTTTAACCAAGCCCAAGTGTTGTCATTAAATTGCCAAAGACCAACATCTTTTGTTCCATCTTTATTTACACCAACAGCTCTGGGTCTTCCAGAAGATTCGCAATAGATAATACGCATAGCTCTAGCAACATCTTCTGGTTTAAAATATTCCTCTATTAAGGGTTGCCAATCTGAGACTGAGAAGATTGTTTTCTCAATCTTTCTACAAGCTATATATTCTTGTAAGTCAGATGGGCTAGGAGTCGTTGCTAATAAGCAACTTATCAGAGGACTCAAAATTAATTTTATCAATATAATCCTTTACATTGTCTAGCTTCATAATACCAAGTGGCATTCTATGATAAGACATTTCTTTTGTCTCATCATCTATAACTATTAACTTTGTAGTCATACCATCATTCTCGACAGCAACTATTTCTTTCATTAATGTAATTATAAATCATAAATTCTTAATCGTTAAAGTATTCGAAGATTATCCCAACCCAGAGAGCTCACTGTGAATGTTAAAATTCCATGTGTTGTTGTAAGTCCACTTCGAGCTTCTAGTTCTGTTGAAGTATCTAATGAAGGAGATTGAAACCAAGTTTTACCACGCTCTGTTAAAACTCTTAAGTGATGATAATGTCCAGTTACTAAGATGTCGCACAAACCTATTGGAAGTCTTGCCATTGATTGATTAGACCACCAACCCATAATTTTCTTTTCTATGTTAGCTCCCCCAGAAGTTAAATGACCATGATAAAAACCTAGTCTTAATCCTTTGGCTTCAAGAACTAAATAGAAATCATCTGGAACAACTACCTTTACATGACTATAAGCTTCTCTGCCTTCAATAATCTCTCCAATGATTTGAAAGATTGCTGTATCAGAGCCATCAAGTCTGCTTGTTGTTATGCTTCCTTTACCACTTCTGTATTCTGAATGATTACCTACTACTGACCCAAGAATTATGTTGGGAGCTAATGGTAAAAGACCATCTAGTATTTCAACTATCATGCTTCTTGCTAAATGTTCTTGCTCAGTTCTTGTGTATTCAATATTAAAAGGTTGATGTTCAAAGAATCCAAAGCAGTTTTCAATTAAATCTCCAACTCCAATGATATATATTTCATCTACTATCTGACCCATCTTCTTTAATTCTTTGATATTATTTTTCGCTTTAATGATTCCATTACGAATATGGTCAACAGTCTCATCAGCTCCCCAATCAGAGTTATATTCTCGTTTACCGAACTGCCAATCTGCACAGATAAAGAAATAAGCTAACTCTCCAGTATCTTTTGATACTTTAACTGGCTTCTTCTTCTTGATTTGAGCTAAGGTCTCTTTAAAAAACTTATCGTGCTTAGGACTTTTACGCTTGATAGTTGCCTTAAAGGCATACATATCAGCAACAGTTCCACCCTTGAGTTGAGTCTGCCAAGTCGAAAATTTAATTGATTCTTCAACAATGAAAAATTCTTCGCTAGGAAATCCCCATTCATCTAATAAGGAATTGAACTTAAAGGATTCTTCTTGCTGAACATGAGTAACTTCTCCAGTATTTGATTCATTATCCCAAGTTCTTTGTGGTTTCCAACCAGATGGAAAGTAATTATTACCAAGCTCTTCGTTATGCTTAACTTCTTGTTTATTCTTAACAAGCTTCTTAGATTCAGAATCTTTTGTCATAAGTCCTTTCGAACATTTGTTCTAAGTCTAATTAAATATAATTATTGATTTATAATTTAAAAAAAAACTGACTTAGGCGAGACTTAGGCGTTGTGAAATTATTCACAATCTTTTTAATAAAGACCGGAAATTTAACAAAACTTTGAAGAGAAGGTAAATAGAAGGGAAAAAGATGAAAATACTACAAAGCAGATTTAGAACTTACACAACTTATAGAGATGTTTATTCTAACAATCCCAAGTATCACATTCTTGATGATGAATGTTTTGAAGAAAATATAAATCCATTTATGGCTAAAGGTATATGTGGAACATGGTTTGAAACAAGACAAAAACATAATCCATTTGAAACAAATGATATTAATGAAGTTACTTGCCAAAGATGTATAAAAAAAATATAGAGTATTACCAGAGAGCTAACAGGTGTATTAGATGTAGAAGATATTCTATGTGTCCTTATGTTGTTTGTTACAGATGTATTAAGATTAGGAGATGACTGAAGAAAGCAATAGTTTCCTTGCTAGGAATTTCGGATTATCAAAATCTAAAAAGAAAAACAAGTTCCTTGATGAAGAGACTTGGAACAAATTAATACTC